GTTACTGTTATGTAGTATGGACTTCTTGCGTTTATCTTGCTCATTTGCTTATGTTTACTTGTATCTGTTTTTCTATTCCTATTGAGTATGCTTCTACTAATTCATCTGGTAATCTCTTAAATGCAGCAGCAAAAGGCTTTGTAAAAAACATACTTGGTCTTATACCTTTTTTATATATTGATTTAGCTATTGCAAAATTCAATCCTTTTCTCTTTTCAAACTTACCACCTTTGCCTCTTGGTGCTATTCCCTTTCTAACAGTCCATTTGTCAAATGCCTTAGCTGGTGGCATCTTGTTTGTGTATTTGTAAGGTGTGTCATATTTCTTTTCTGTACCACTTACACCTCTGTCTTGAAACATACCATAATCAACCATATCAAAGGCTAAGGACGTCTTTGATCCACTTTGGCTAATATTATAACCTAAACTATTAAATAGTTCCTTAGATACGTTCTTTTTGCCTTTGGATAGATTGCTGCGTGATTGTTGTATAACATACTTAGCAAACTTATTTAACTCATCTCTTAAAAACTTATCTGCTAACATATATCAATATCGTTATGAATTACTATGTCCATAGTTGCAGCATATCCAGCTAGGCGATTATCAAACCTTTCATAAAAAGGCTCGAGTGATGGGTCGCCCTCTAGTTGAAACTTATCAGTATATAATGTACCTCTGCGTAATACCATTTGCAGTTTGTTTAATACTGCTAGTTGTGTGTTAAGTACATCTTGTTCGTTATTATTACCTACAAATATATCTGTTGTTTCTGTCTTACTTTCATCTACTATATCCATAGCCATAACAGTTATGTTAAATAACAATACTTGTTCTTGTGTAGTAATGTTGTTTATGATAATATGACATAAAGGAAATATGCTTTGCTTAGATAAGTCTATGTCAAATATATCTCCTGTTGTTACTGTGTTTACATTAACATCACTTAATAGTTGTGTTTTAATTGTTTCTGTTAATTGGTAAAATCCTCTTATCCCTGTTTGGCTCATTTAAATTTGTTTTTAATTCTTGCTGCTTCTATGTCGTTTTTCTCTTTTGTGTATTCTAAATACGTTAAGCATTGATGTACGTTTAGTTTAGTGATATTTTCAAATCTTGTAATATCTCCTTGAGCGATTCCAAAGAGTGCGTTAAACCATCCCCACTTTGACGTGAAAGAAGATGCTGTGCTAAAGCCTTCTCGTTCTTCTTGTCCAAAGAGTTCAGCATAACCATCGATAAGTCCTTGCCTAAATTGTAAAAAAAAACAATAGCACCTAATACTACATCTAAAGGAAAATCTTTGGCTTCTTCGCTTGTGTCTGGGTTATAATCTTTAATCTTGTATCTATGACCTCTTTTATATTCTATTGGTCTGAACAATACGTTTACTGCTCTGTGTAAATTATCATTATCGCCAATGAAAGTATCTAAATCCATATACTCTCCAAAGCTCATATCGTCTAACTCTGGTATAAAGCCATACTCAACACCATTGTGTTTAAACCTACTAATCAGTTGATGTTGTGCATCAAACATAGTATTTATTATTTCGCAAACCTCAGCTATATCTGTAGCTTTCATATTCCTTACTACTATCTCTGGAACGTTACAAAATATCTCTACTATCTTTAATTGTATTGCAGCATCATTAGTTTTTTCTAAATTGCTTTCTAACTTTGCAAACTCTTGATATTGTTTTAGAGTTACATCATTTAAAGTTGTTGGTATTCTTAGATTAACTTTCATACTAATATATAAACTTTTTTAAATTATTTTAGTGAACAATATACTTGCCTCTATTTGGGTTTTGTAATTGATAGCCTACAGCGTATCTGACTGCATCTATCAAGTGATTATACTTGTCTATTGGTGTATTGCTTTTTCTTTCTAACCATCTATAGTTGTTAAGTTCTTTGATAAGGTTTGTACTGTCTGGACTTACCACTAAGTCATAGTCTTGTAGTAGGCTTATTCCGTATGTAACACTTCCTTGACCTTTTATACTTGGCTTTACGTTACAATGTCTTTTAAGTTCTGTTATTAGTCTTGGCTCTGCACTATCAGCTACTATCAAACCATCTCTTGCGTGTTTCTGATTTAACTCTGCTATTTGTGATGTTGTTAGTCTTGGTAAGTAAAAGCACTCTTTTAGATATATTGTCTTATTAGCTTTGTCTATGTTTACCTCAACTAATGTAGATGGGTCAGCAGCAAATCCGTAATCTTGACCCCACACACTCACACTACTTCTTTTAAATTCGCCTATACTCCAGTTACTAAATATAACACCCTCAGCTTTAGACATCCAAGCACCCATCATTTGTTGTTTGTATTTCTCTGGTCGTCTTTCTCTCATTTGTGCTATTTGGTCTATATAGCTTTTAGATAAGTTGTCTATGTTGTCTAGGTATGTAGTGTGTATGTAGGTAGTGTTTTCTTTTGTTTTATTGCTACCCTCTTGTATGCCTCTATCCTCAAAGAATCTTGTATATATAAAGTGTTCTTTAGTAGTAGGGTTTAGTATAAGTATAACTCTGTTTTGTTTACCTTGTTGTCTTACCGATAAATCTATTGTGTCAAACTTCTGCTCGTCTGTTAGTTCCTCAGCTTCATCTACTACCCAAGTAGTTATACCTTGCAGAGATTTAAGGTTTGCAGTTTGATCTCCACTTGAGGTTTTAATACCTCTAAATATTATCTTGCTTCCTGTCTTTTTGTTTAGTATCTCGTCTTTGGTTATGTGGAAATCGTGTACACAATTAAAGAGTTCTAGCTTGTCTATAAACTCTGGTATAATCGATATATATGCTGAGGTTAATGTATATCTTGTGAATAGGATTGTGTGTCCAGCTTCATATGTAAGCATAACTAAAAGGGCATTGATAGTAAAAGACTTACCACTACCTCTACCCCCACTAACTATAAAGTACCTACTATCTTCACTAAGTATAGGTTTGTATTTCTTGTGTATCTCAATCAACGAATTTTATTAAATCTCTAAAATTGATGTTTAAGCCCTCGCTAGAGTTTATGTCTACACTCTCCTTTGGTTTACCATAACGATAGCTTAAATAGGCTTGTATGGCTCTCATATCGCCTTTCTTTACTAGCTCTCCTAGTTTACCTATTGCTTCGTCTTTGTCTATTAAGTTGTCTAAGCGTTCTATTAGCTTTTGTTCTTGTGCCTTTGGCTTTCTACCTGCACCTTGTCTAGCACCTCCTCTATTTTCTACTTTCATATTTTTGAAAAACTTTGATTAATCAAACTACTAATATATAAACAGAATTAATTTTTTTTAGTTCATTAATATTTCTTCTATCTGTTGTATCTGCTTATCAGTAGCATCTGGTATTTGTCCTATGACATAAAGTTTAGGATCGCCTACAAGTGCTTTAAACACAAGTTCTAAATCTGGATTATAGAAACAATTTTGTTCATAGTTCCTTAAGTGATAAAGAATAGTTGAGTGATGAATACTATAACCACATCTTTTATAATCTCTCATTATTTCTGTTAATCGCATCTTTTTAACTTTACTCATATAGTGAATAGCAACACACCTCATCTCTATAACTTCTCTACGTCTTGTTTTTTCAAAGATGTCTATGTTGTTTAGTGTTAGTATTGTTTCTCTTATTGCTTCTAATTTCATATCTAAAATAATTCTGTTTGTTCTACGTTTCTCTTTCTTATTACTCCTATCGCTGTTTCAAGTATTGTTTTACCAGCTTCATAATCTACTAAGTTTCTTGCTATCTTATTCATACGTTGTTCTCCTTTGTATTGCCTAAAGTTGTAGTCGTGGAATTTACATAACCCATCTACTTCGTTTTTAGCAGAAGATATTGCAAATCTTCTATCTCCTAAATCACTTGGCAAATTAAAATTAGTCCAATATAAGTGCCTACCTCTTTTTTTGGGGTTTAATAAAGGCTCGTAATAGGGTATAACATTCTCCACTACATACTTACCCTTAAAGTGATAATTTAATAGTAATATTTCTTGATAAAGTTTCATATCAGGGTATATTGGACTTTTACCATTTGCACCTATTGCCCAATATCTTGCTCTTGAATGTGTAGGGCAAGGTGGACTACTCCAGATAAAATCAAACTCTTTATAATGGTCTAATAAATACTGGTGTGCATCTGCTACTATTACTTTGTCGTTTGGAAAGCGTTCTTGGTATAGTCTTGCAAGTTCTTCATCCCATTCTACAGCAGTAACCTCAACATCTGTTACTTCATCCCACTTATATCTATTACCACCTAAACAAGCATATAGGTTTAGTATTTTCATACTACTTCTTTTTCTACTTTCTTGTATATAGCGTATCCGTTTTCTTTTAACAGTTGTATAGCTTCTTCTATTTGTTTCTGCTTTATTCTATATGTGTCAAATATTTCGTTATGTATTACCATTGTTTCTATTGTTATATTTACTTAAGGGTGCTTTACCCTCTTTTTCTAATTCTTTCTGTAAGTAAGCTAAGGCTCTCCAAGCTACCTTTGCTGAATGTCTTTGCCCATCTGTGTCTATTGTACCAGCTTCCATTAAGTGTCTTGATAGTGCATCTAGTTCGTCTGATGATTTAGCTCTATCCCAATGTAAAGATTTGTCTGGGTGGTGTTGTTGATTACCAGCCCAAGATACTTTTGATACTTCTCTTATTGCATCTGGGAAGTATTTAAGCACTCCACTATATACAGGCATTTGTTTTCTTATGTATGCTGTTTCAGTTCCACTAATGTAATCAATCTTTTTGTTCATCTTTCTTTTCTAATTTTATTTTAATAGCTTCTATCTTTACATATAATTGTGCTACTATGTTTTCTAGTCTAAGTATGCGTTGTATCTGTGTGTGTTTCTTTGGCTTCATAATTCTCCTGTTAAGCAATAGTTATCTAAGTCTGCACCCTCTATAAAGAACTTGTTGTATAAATCAAGTGCTTTCTCTACTTTCTGTTCGCCTCTGTAATAAAATTCCTCAGAGCAATTAAATATGCCTATGTCAAGTGAGCCTTTGTCTAATACTAAAAAGTAGAAGTCTTTATACTCTTTGTTAAATAGGTTGCAGTATAAGTAGCATTGTACGTCATATCCGTACTTGTTAGCACTCCAGCTAAAGTCTTTTATGTTTGTTGTGGTCTTAAGGTCTACTATTCTATTTGTGGCTAATACATCTGCTTTGCCTCTAAATGGGAAGTCTAATACATTATCTATAGCTGCTATCTCAAACTCTGCTTTAGTTATTAGTTCCTTTGCGTGTTCGTTTCTGTAGAACGCATCTACAAGCCTTTCTGTTTCGCTTCTTTCCTTAGCTGTGTAAGCTGTACCAAACTCTTCCTGTGCTTCCTTAAACTTCTTTGTGTTTCTACTTTGTACCTCTACAAACTTTTGTTCTGAAAATTTTTGAGGCTCAAGGATTGCCCAATGAAATAAAGCACCCATTCTGAGGGCAGAACTTTCTCCACTTCCATACTCTAAGCTAAACTTATATGTCTTAGGACTTGACAGAAGTTGTTTAAGGCTACTACTACTAAGAGCTAGGGTGTTTAGTTCTCCATAGTAAAAGTTATCATCTTCCATACGCTTAAGCAGTTCTGCTTTGTCGTAGTATTTATTATCTAATAGTTTTATCTTAGAGTTCATATTGTTTTAGTTCTTCTTTTAGTTTTAGTATCTCTTTGTTGTTTTCGTTTCTTACTAGGCTCTCTCTTTTAGTGATTACCTCTACCTCTGTAAGTAACGTATTAGTAAACATACCTATCTCTGTAATAGCTTTTACACAATTACTTATGTCTTTATTGTTTGGCTTTTGTTTTTGCCATTGTAATAACTTATCTACTAAAAAAGAATACCAAACATTGTAAGATTGTTTTTGTAGCAGATTCATCTTGAGCAACCTATTAAGTAACCTAATACAGCACACATAAAGAAAGCAAAGAATAAACATAGTTGTAAAATTACTACTCTTTGTTTTTCTCTTTTTATGTTTTGTGCCTCAAGTTCTTTTTCTGTATAAACTTCTATTCTGTTTTTTCTTGTTTTGATATGTAATCCTGTCTTTGTCTTTTTCATTTTATTGTATATTAAATATTACACTTCTTATGTATTCTGCTCTATCAAGTAGTTTAGTTTCTGTTTCTTTAGGTAATCGTCTTACAAGCATATTAGCACTTAACGTACTTTCTATATCTCTAAGCTCTTTGCGTAAGTCTGTTAGTTGTGTTCTCATTTGTTTTTGTTTTAATGTTTTCTTATTTCTTCAAATTCGCCTCTAACTTCGTTCCACTCATTAGCAAAATACTCTTCTTTTGTTTTATTATTTTACTATTGTTATATCTAATCCTGTAATGTTTTTTGATTTCCTGAAAGACTTAGCGTAAGATACTTTACTCATAAAGAACTTAACGCCTTGATTGAATTCGTCAGCATTAAAGTACTCGCACTTATCTATATTCCAAGTGTTCTCAACTGTTATAGCTTCTCTTGACGCAGAATCTAATTTTCTTACAAGTTTCCAATTATCTACAGTTATCTCAATATTTCTATTGTCTTTAAGTAATTGTTTTAAATCTTTAGTTGTCATTTTGTTTTGTTTTACTCTACAAATATACAACATTTTTATAGTTATAAACAAATTATAAACATACTTTTTTACGAAAACTTACGAAAACTTTTTCTCTACTTCTTAAAATCGTTTAAATTTATTATAGATGCGTGGCTTTCATCTATCAAATAACAAGGCTTTAATACTTTCTTTTTAGTCCATAGTGTAGTGTCTGGACAATACATATCTTGTGGCTCTAAGTCATTGAGGTTGTTTAACCAAAACATATAATTACCTTTAGGATCATTGACAAAGTATAATGCTATCTTACCCGTTTCTATTAGCTTGTCGTACTTATAAACCTCTAGTAGTTTTTCTTTGTAGTATTTGTTTCTAAACTTCATTTCAATTACTACCTCAGTTCCTTTTGGACTTGTACCTATTGCATCAAAATGCTCAAAGCTATCTCCTGTGTGTGTTAAATCCCAACCATCTAAGTTAAGTAACATTATAACAGCTTTCTCCCATTTGTGTATGTCTTTAATCATATATATTATCTATGTCTGCTATCCATCCTTTAAATTTCTGTATATTACCTCCACAGCTTAAACAAGGCTCATAGTATTTATGACTAAAATAACGAGAGTGTAGATCACACACTAATTTATATTCCTCTAATTTTAATTTTTGAGTGTGTTCCTGTTTGAATTTTTTCCATTTATCTTTGTCTATTTTTTCCATAAGTCTAAATCAATATCAGTCCATTCGTTTAATTTGCGTTGTCTTTCTTCGCAACCACATCTATCTCCCCAAATCTTTTTGACTACCCACCTTATACCTGTGTAATATGTTATGTAATATACTATATCTCCTAATTTCATAATTGGTCTTTTATGTGTTTTAATGCGTTCCTATATGTATTATATAAACTATAATAACTTATATTAGTTTCTCTGCTTAGTGATGCTACACTTTGACCAGATGCTACTAAAGTAAATACCTTTTGGTCATACCAACGCATATTGTTTAGTATTGTATCTATTGCTTCTTTGTTTTTTGCATACTCTACCTCATCAATACCTAAAACATCTATTTGTTTCAATTCTGCATCTATGTCCTCTATGTATGTTTTTATCATTCGTGCCTCTTTCTTGTGGGTGTTGAGGTATATGCCTCGCAAAACTTTATAACAGTAGTAAGTATTTATGTCGTCATTATACCACAAATCTAATCCTTTGCTGACATCTAATGAAATCTGTATATACATTTCCATTACAATATCTTCGGCATAACTTTTGTTTGTTCCAAAACTTTTAACAATATTTATCCACTCCTTGTGTCTATCGTATGCAAGTTCTACTAATGATTTCATAGTTTTTTAGGTACATAGTATTTTAAAGGGTCGTATATATCTCCTATTATTTGAGGGTTTCCAAATTCGTTTATAGTAAAGCTAAATGTTTCAAATGAATATCCTCTTGACCTTTTACACTTAACTGTAATATTCTCTTTGTGTACAGTATTAAGTTCTAGTTGTATTTGGGTTTCTGT